TGAATGCTGACCTTAACGGAGCGATAGGAATTTTAAGAAAAGTATCTCACGAAAGTTATATGCAAATAGTGAGTATAGGTGTAGTGGAGACACCATCGAGAATACTTGTGTAGATTCGTAAATAAGTGCCATGATTGATATCATTGATGCTATGTTAGATGAATAAATATTTGCCATATATAGTAATTGGTATCCTTGTTTTATCATGGATAGTAACCTCCTTTCTAGATCAGTCGAAACCCTCAATGAAAACTATCTATAAAACGGATACCATTACTATTTATAAAACAGATACAATAACAATTGAATCTCCTAAATATAAATATAAAAAAATAATTGATACGTTATATGTTTATATTAAGGATTCCAATAAAGTGTCTCTGCCGATTGAAGAAAAATATTACAAAGAGGAAGGGCGATATGAGGCATGGATACGTGGTGTAAATCCCTCATTGGAAAAGATAAACGTCTTTAATAAGACAATTGAAAAAAAGGTAACGAATACCGAAATAAGAACTATTTATAAAAAATCGTGGGATGGCTATTTAAACGCCCAAATTTCGAACTATGATTCCAAAGTGATACCTAGTATTAACTTGACCATTAATTCGCCAAAATCACTTTCGTTTGGAGCAGGTGTCGGAATATATCAGAATAAGCCATTATATAATTTTCAAGTTGGATATAAATTATTTGGAAAATGAGAAATGTAACAGAAGAATCTCTATTTGAGATGTTGACAACGGCAAAATTGCCGCAATTACCGGAAATTAATAATCCGGATAAAACATGGGTTAAAGCCATAGTTAAGATACTGCGTAAAACAGGGAAAATCGACTATGCCATAGCTGAACATGATTTGTTTTCATACGATGAAGTCCGAGTTTTAAAAGAAATCGGAGGAGTAGGAGTATATCATGAATTACTCGGAATATATCCATATGTATACCTTACTGAAAAATACATTCCGGAAGTAAAGAATAAAAAGGACATGATTGATTTTATTCTTAGCCGAAATCCGGATATGAATGAGGCAGAAGTCAATGCCATGAAAAAAGAAGAAGTCAAGAAATATTTCCTTAAATGCTGTATTAAAGAGCAGATTACCCGTATGAATACATGGCGTACAATGGATGCATATCAGCTAGGTCAGTTTGAACCGGAAATATCTAAAACCTCTGAAGTTATTTCTTCTAAAGAAAAAAATGATGAAGAAGAAAAAGAAGGAGTAGTAGAAGAAAATAAATCAGAAATAGAAAATGAAACAGAAGGAGATAACAAATCGGGAAACCCTGCAGAAGACTTTTAAATCAAAAATACAAAAGTTAAAGGTACTTTGTAATGATGCTCATCATGCAGAGAAATTAATTAATGATATAATTTCCATTAAAGGTCAATTAGATATTAAGCCTACTTTAGTATATCTTCAAATAGATGATATAGTAAAAGAGTATGATTTTGGGCATTTTAAGTTGATCTTAATGAAAAATTGTATTGTTGTAAAGGTTGCCGGATTCGAAATGGTAGTTTATCCGATGCAACAGACATTATATGGGCAACTGAAATTTATCATAAATACTCATGAAAATAATAGTGAATTATCCGATGAAGAAAAGGATGCTTTTTCTGTTTTTTTTAATGCAACAATGAGTATTATTATGACTCCATTAATATGCTTTTGCGATGACAAATTTTGGTTAGATATCGCTACTTATATTGCTAAAAAACAAAATGAATTTTTTATTGAAAAATTAGAAACACCATTACAGGATGAAACTCCTGAAGAAGATACAGAATTTAACAATGTTGTTTCAGCTATTGAAGATTTCAAAAAAGAAGCTATAAAGGAAGAAAATGGAAAACAAGAAGGAACAGAAAATATGGAGTGAAAGCTCTGTAACTCCATTTCCGGGTGGATGGATATATCCTGATCATCCGAAAGCAAATGTTGAATATATAGAAGCTTTAAACTACCAAGAAGGAGGCACACATTATAAAAAATATGCAATCCAACCAATAGAGTACATTCATGCTAATAAACTTGATTTTTTTCAAGGAAGTGTGGTTAAGTATATTACGAGGTTCAGAGATAAAAATGGACTTGAAGATTTGAAGAAAGCAAGACATTTTATAGATTTATTAATTAATTTGGAATATAACAATGACCAAAGCGGTTCGGATAAAGACAACCACGAAAGTGGTACGAGCGAAAAAGGGAAATGCACCGGTAAAGATAAAGAGTAGTTCCGGGAAAGGTGGATTTCTAACAGAAAGAATAGCATTAACTGTACAATCTAAGAAGAAATGAACAAATTTATAGTTAGGTTTACTATATTATTCTGTGCAGCATATTTCTTGTATGTTATGTATTATGCATGGAACGGAATTTCAGTATTCAATGATTCATATAAAGTGCTTCTTGAATATTGTTTGTATGTCCAAGCTAATTCTGATAAGAAATATAATTGTAGATATATGCGTTTCCTTGCTTTATCTCTTTTTATTTCTGAACTTATTAGTGTTCTTGATATGCAATATGATTTCATGCCACAAGGATATTTCTCTTTGGTTGTATTGGCAGCGATATGGACAATCGGAATTATTACAACTATTGTATTGGGTATTCGCCATTTTAGAAAAGTACGTAGGATTAAAAATCAAAAGAAAAATTATGGTAGAGAAGAAAATTGAAAAGTTGAAATCAGACTTATTTGATTCAGTCAAAGATGAGTTGTCCAAACTAAGTCCTATTAAGCGTTGGCTGTTTGAGACATTATTTGAAAAGATTTGGGCTGTATTCAGTGAGGATTGTAACGAGACGGAGATTGCATCTGCGATTAATTCTCTTGAAAAGGTAAATAGTGAGTATGTACGTCCTAACGATGTTTTGAATTATGATGAAAGTATGCATATCCTTAACTTCTCTAACAATAGAGTTGGATTTAAACGGCTCATGGATATTAGAGGTATTGAACAGGTTATTTTTAAGAATCGTAAAATAGGTTATCGAAAGTCCGAAATATTAGCTTTAAAGTCAGAGCTAGAAGCGGAACAAAAAGCTAAACGAGCAAAGGAGAAACCTTATAAACAAAATAAGACAATGAATAAGAAACTAAAACTCTCTAGAATGGAGAAGTTAGCGTAATAATGAAAGGGGAGCTTGATACTCCCCTTTATTATTAATAACGTTTTATTTCAAAATATAAAGGCCCATCCCATGCTTGTGTATTATCTCTGTATGCTAAATATAATCTAGTAGGAGAACTTGAATGCCATGCATTTACCCAAGCATAACAAGGATTAGGATCATTACTATTATTATAACTATTTATTGGTGTAACTAATACATAACAAGTCTCAGGATTTACTTCATCATTTATCCAATCAGTTGGTAATGTTAATAATACTCTTCCTGTTCCGTTTTTAGTTATTGTAGGAACGTTATTATCATATGATTGAAATGGATTTAAGTTTGCACTATCAGAAACCATGTTAATTCTCCCGGAACATATAAGACATGGAGCCATCCCCCATTGTCCTCTACTTTTTATTAAAAAACCATATCTGCTAAATCCATATCCATAATTGGCATTCTCGGCATGTACTTGAATTGTATCTATACCACCTTGTGGCGTGTTATATATAGAAAAACAATTCTTGGCAGAAGTACCTAAAATTAGTCCATTTGCAAAATAATTTGAGATGTATTTATTTGTATTAAGTGAAGGAGTAAAGCTAGTAAAAGAGAAAGATAAACGACTATCATATCCTACCATAAATCTCAAATCAAATGAAATGACATTATATCCAATTTCAGTCAATATTGCGTCTTTAGTAATACTAGAAGGAGGGTTACTACCACTTCCAAATGTTTCTCCATATATTTTTTTCGTATTGATGAGATTTGTCAAACTTGAATCTGAATATGTTTTAACATTAATATTAAACCATATATATTCATCAGCGAGTATACGTCCAATTGAAATTCGAAAGGTATACGTCAACGTAACTGCTCCTATAGTTTGAAATGGTTCAGATATTGCTATTGTTCCATAATTTATAGAAGAAGAACTTTCTGCTGAGAATGGTAGAGATTTAATAGTTATTGTTGGAGTAGAAGAAGCAAAAAAATCTCCCGGATTTTCTTGTGTTTTACCATCATATATAGCAACAGCATTTCCTTCCGCATTAAAAAAAGTCATTGATGCATCAGATGGACTTATAACTATTCTTTGCCCATCTTCATTACCAATGATATTCTCTCCGTTTTCAGTTACTCTCCATACATTATTATTATCTATTCGAAGGAATATACTGCCTGAGAAAGAAGGAGCACCATCTGCTGTCCACGAAAATTTACCTCTAGCAAAAAAACCACTACCATCAGGATTAATCTGATATACTGTTTCTCCGGCTTCATCTACACCCATAAGTTTTCCATTAACAGCAAAGAATCCTCGTTCTCCATCTGTACCGGGCAGATCTCCACCTATACGTACCTTTAATGTATCATCCCAATTTTTTGTATAGATGTTAGTCATTAAATCAATTTTAGGCTCACCATTGTCTACAGACATATAAATAGCCGAATGTCGGTTAGCGTATGCAGCATCTCTAGAAGAATTACCAAACTGTACAATTTCATCTCCTGCTTCCGGAGGATTTACCACAACACCATCTGATCCTGAAGTAAATTCACTCATAAGAACATTAATATAACCTTGATGTACGCTAGATACTTCTACATGATATTCCTTATTCCCTTTTTGGCAGCGAATAAAATCATGTTCAAATATAGTATTTACCTCATCTTCTATTTCAATACGATAATACCCTTTACCTCCTTCTGTATAAGTATCAACATGCTTAATTTTCGCATTTCCTTGAGTAATCGCATAACTTCCTCTAATGGCACGTATCTGAGAAATGATAAGTTCAAATGCTGTTAATGATTTTCTAATCATTAATTCATCAGCTTCAATCTTATAAAATCCATCGTCTGTCTTCCATATTTTAAAGCCATGACCGGAAAAACCGGAATCAAAATCCTCAGTCATCTCTGCTGCCCCGTTTGGCAATATTCTTCCTGTTTTTTTTGTGGAGTAGACTGCTCTTTCTACTCCACTGTCATATGTATATGCCATTGTGTATTATTTAAATAAAAATTTAGTCCATGCGAAATAATTGCTATTTTCTAGATAATTATTATCTTCCTCAGAAAAACGGGCTTCTTGTTCAAAAGAAACGCTTTTATATATATCATGTGCCGTACACCCATCATCTAAAATAGTAGAAATCAAAAAACGAATCCCATATTCTAAGCCATACCAAATATAAAAGACTACTGCCGCAAATAATAAATACCATGCCGAATAACCAAAGATCAATATTCCAAGCCAAATCAGTATTCCTGAAGCAATAGCTAATTCAGTCCATTGACGAGCATGTGTGCATTCATGATTAATAACGGCTTGTTTAAGGGAACGATATTTAGTAAATACCCAAGCCATAATAGTAATTGTAGAAAACTGTGGAAATAAGATAGCCTTAGCTAACCATGAGTTATAAAATACTTTCTTCATCTTTTTTACTTTTAAACGTTAATATTTCAGGATAATCTTTAGTAACATCAAATGTCTGTACTTGTTGAACAGTAGCAAATTCTTTTATAATAGCCAAATGTTCTTCAGTCGTATCATTGCAGTCAATAGCGTATAATTCTATTTTTTTAATCATGTCTAAAGCAAAGTCTACTGGAAGAGGATGTTTTTTATTGTTAAACCAAATTTTTGTTTCGGTTCTTCCTGCATCTTTTTCTATGTTAATGGAGTTGATTAATCCTGCTCGATCTGCTTTATTAAGCCATCCGGATTCCCCATCAAGTATAAAACAGTTTACCTTGTCAGAAGAGTCATAAGCATTAATTTCTATTTCCTTCATTTGTACTGCTTCTTCTAAAGTATATACATGTTGTCTCAGCATTGGATACCCATTAGAATCTTCATGGATTTCCAAACCATTTTCCTGCCCAGTCAAAAGCTCTCTCCAATATTCATCTGTTATTTCTAGGCTTCCCTCTACAGGTTCATCGTAAAAGCCTTGTTTCCAATACATCATATCTCATATTTTTTGTAAAAATACTATTTTAATTCATAACTTCCAAATCCTTCGGCTCCTCATCAAGTTACTACAAGCTTCCGGATGGGTTGCTGATTCAGTGGGGGACAACTGGAGGCGGCGCAGGAATTAAAAAAATATATTTCCCCACTACCTTTAAAACTGCATATTATACTATACAATTCACAGGCGAAGCAGTGAATACATCAGAAAAAATAGTATATGCCCCTATGTATTATAGTAAAGGAGGATCATCATTTGATCTCTTAACTAGATATATAGCACAAGGCGGCAATGTTAATGAAACAGCATGGAATTTCACATGGTTAGCTATAGGTAATTGGAAATAATTACTTCCATCTACCAATAGCAAACCAATAAAAACTAATACTAAATCCCCCATTGTCGGAATCATTATTATGGTAAACGGAATCCATTGTGAAAGAGCTTACACTTTTAGTATATATATCAAAAGAATACATGTAATTACTATGTACAGATCTAGTTCCAGTTAAATGCACAGAGTAATAAGTATTAAAAAAGGATATTGGATAATATATCACTTTGCCTATACCTGAATTAGTGCTATACCCCCACTGAATCAGCAACCCATCCGGAAGCTTGTAGTAACTTGATGAGGAGCCGAAGGATTTGGAAGTTATATTTGAAAAATCTGATTTTACTAATGATATTCTTGCCCATTTATCAGTAGATAATGTTGGATCGATATAGAATATTTCAGTATCAGTATAACTTGTAACTACCCATGATAGACAAGTTAAATCATCCGCTAAATGGCAGTTTAATACTCCTGTACCAAATTCAGCCACCTGATAGTTATATAATATTTGTTTTCCTTCTCTTACAGCCGTCACAATTCTTCCTACTTCTGCAAATTCTGTAGAAGTAATAGTTCGACCATTTGATATATTAAAAATATCAAGAGTAGTTGTATATGAGTTCAATCCCCCCCCTGAAATATTAATATTACCACTTCCCAATAATGATTGTCCATTGATGGTTTTGATACTTGTGCCGGAAACTAATTTCTCCTGTTTATTTGATAAATTAGTAAATTGGGTAGATGTTAATACTCCTGCGCTATTTAATGTAACAGCAGGAAGATTTATGTAATCATAAATTTCACTAGAAGTATCAAAATTTCTTTTGGCTACTTCTATCTCAATATCAATTTTACTAGCACTTACAGAAGCTCCACAATAATAATACTCATCAGCAGGATTTATAGAGTTAAAAAAGTTTCTAGCACGCTGAGTACCTGTTAAACTTGTTCCCGATCCAAAGTTAGTAAATAAGATGTTACCATAATCACCTCTAAAAGCCGTAGTAGATGTTGTTCCTAATGTTAACAATGTGCCCGGCAATAAATTGCTAGGAACTTTACCATTTGAATCCAAAATCAACATACCATTTTTGGTATTTTGAGTTAGATAAGCCGTAAGTATAGGAGTTATAGGATCAATTAAATTATCACTTATATAGCTAACAACGGATTTAACAGATGTTACTAGTGATGTACTATCACTATTTTCTGTAGTAATAGACGTAACAACACTAGAAGAGGTTAAAGCACTTGTTTTAATCTCATTGTATAAACTCATAATTAACTGCATTCCTGTAGTAACACTTTCAAATTGACTATTAATTACCTTGTTTTGCAAAGGATTCGTCGAAGTGGAACTTAAAGCAGAATCAACAGTTATTGTAGGAAATGCAATATTACCACTACCAAGTAGACTCTGTCCTCCTACAGTCTTAATATTTGTTCCCGAAACAAGATTTGCTTGCTTGCCATTTAGTGCAGTAGTGATAATTTTATTTTGCAATGGATTAGTGCTAGTAGTCGATAAGGCTGAGTCAACTGTTATATTTGTAATTGTAGGTTTATTAGTTAAGTCATTATATGAACCGGAAGTTGCAACTGCTGCAAAATTAGGTTTATTGGAAACATTTACCCATGCAACTGAGGCTGCTGATCCTGATACATTAATATTCCATGTGCCACTAGCACCTAATCCGGTTTTAGATGGTGCATAGTTATTGTAGTTAAGAGCACTTAATAAAGTAGTCTTAACCCAATTAGCTTCTGTTGTATTGCCTTTTGCACCTGACATTATATATGCTTCAGGAGTTGAAGTTTTTCTTACTCCAATTGCAGTAACATAAGGAACATCATTACCAGTATAACTGTCCATTAATATGAAATCCTTATAGTTAGAGTCAGTACCAACAACAGTATTCATCATGTTAAATCTAATCTTCCCTGATGGTATATAAGATGGCGGTTGTTTTCCTCCACTTCCTGTATATGATCCATTGATTAAATTTGTAGCTTTAGATAACTCGGCTGTTCCTGTAATGCTTATTGCCCAAGTCCCTGTTGCTCCCGTCCCTGTTTTTGTAGGTACATATGATGTATAATTCCCCGTATGAAGAATTATATTTGATGCAGTCGTTATAGCACCTAATACTCTATTAGGTTTAAATCGTAATTCTCCATTTAATGCATATAAAGAATCAACATGAGTAGAATCTCTGTAAAAATTGATATATTCACCGTCACTATCTGATGCATCTTTAAAATATATACCATTTACACCTACAATATTCGAATTTCTCATATCAAGACCACCTGTGGAGCCATCATCTGCAAATACGTCTGCTGCCATTGATAGCTTCCCTGATGTTCTAATTACATTTCCGCTTAAAGATACAAAGGCATTGTTTACTTGCGTCATTGTATATGCATCCGAAATTCCATATCCCGATAAGGTAGTTGGTTTAGAAGTTATCTGAGAAAAAGAATAAGTGAGATTGACATTTCCTGATCCTACAATACTTTGACTGTTAATCGTTTTAATATTAGTACCTGACACAAGTGTATTCTGTTTGGAATTTAAGGCGGCAGTTATCACCTTATTCTGAACAGCATTGGTACTTGTTGTGCTCAATGCAGTATCTATACTTATAGATGGTATATTGGCGATAATAGCCATTATCTCTTCAATATTATCAGCATTGGTTTGTATGCTACTATTGGCATTATTAATAGCATTTGTTATAACCCTATTCTGTACAGGATTTACCGAAGTTGTACTAAGAGAGCTATCTACGATAACGCTTCCGCCACCACCTCCTCCACCGACAGGTATATTTACATTGACTGCGCCTGATCCGTCATATGTTGCAGTTACTGCTCCGGAAAAGGTTAATGCATATGGATTTGCTAATTTAGTAGGAATAGTCGGTTTTCCCGATAAATCTGAATAATTACCGGAAAAAGGAGTAAAATTAACCCATGCTTTATTTCTTCTAGCATAATATAAATTATTGCTAGGAGCTTCTGTAATTTCAATAAGAGGATCAATGTATTCTTGTGTCCATGTCGTAGCTCCGGCAAGTTTAGTTAAAATCATCCTCTTGTATGCAGGTTCGTTAACTGTGCCATCAACATTAGCTAAATCAGCTAATGTAATATCAGTTGGTGCTGCTTGTGTCTCTGCTGTTTCTATAATCCCGTTTTCTCCTTGTTCAAGGATAGAATTTCCTCCTTGTTCAAAAATTGATTGAAGGTTAGCATATGAACCTTTCACATAAATACCATTATTGAAAGTAATATTTCCATTTGCTATATCATCAATATCTTTTCGAAGGAACTTCTCTGTATCAATATCTTCCAGTTTCTTTTTGTCAGCCGGAGACATTAATCCTCTACTTGTTGTTGTAACCAATCGCATTACATCGGTAAAATGAGACAATGAACAATGTCTCATAAACTTTGTAGCAGAATTGCTTATATATACGACATAATCAATAGATGAGCTATTATCTACTCCGGCATTAGTAATTGGATACCGCATTGTAAGGTCTCCATTCTCATCTCTCTTGGCAATTGAATTCGGAGTAGCTCCTGTTGAGGCTTGATATGAATCTAACTTAGTTTTATCTGCTGCAGACATTACTCCTGCATTACTTGTAGTAGCAGCATTTATAGTTAATGATTCTGATGATGATGTCCCTGCAAAGTTCTTATATGCTTTAGTCAGTGATATGGCAGTGGCAGTATAAGATGCTGATATATTTTGCATGAATTTATCTGAAGCAGGAGTAATGGCATTGAAGAAGGAATATGCTCTTTGATAAATAGTTTTTCGGCTTCCTGCATATTCAGAATATAATTCTTGTCCTTTTCCACCATCAAATGCTGTACCGGATATAGTACCAATAATAAGTCCTCCGGTATTCAATGTAACATATGCTGTACCTGACCATCTGAATTGATATGGAGGTTTGCCGGATGAAACATCAATGTATATCTTTCCTGTTTCCGGAACTACTGCAATCGTTTTAGATGAATCTGTATATAATTTAACATTTGATATAGTTCCAGTTGCTGATTGATCATATGTAGCATACACATCCAATACATCATCGACATAGGAAGGAAGATTACTGCTAGGAACTAATCCTGCTGTATCTAATACAAGAAGACCATTAGCTGTATTTTTCTTGTTCCATGCTGTAGATATTGGCGTTAATTTAGTATTTATATCAGTAATGGAAGCTGTTATAACCCTATTTTGTAGAGGATTTGTAGATGTAGAACTTGTTGCACTATCTACTGTTATAACAGGTATATTTATATTGCCGGAACCTAACAAAGATACACTATTAATGGTCTTTATGCTAGTTCCGCTAACCAAAGAGTTTTGTTTGGAATTTAAAGCATTGGTAATTACTTTATTTTGAACGGGATTAAGAGAAGTAGTGCTCAATGCTGAATCGACAATGACCTCACTTGTCTTCACAACAAATTTACCGTCCTTTAAGATATAATCCTTGTCTTCATCTAAGACATGAACGATCATACCTTCTTTTCTACGGGACGCAATAATTGCGTTCATATCTGCAACTGTTTTCTCACTTCTATAGCCTCCTTGTCCATATGTTTCACTATGTGTAGCGATGATATCCTGCGTTGTAAACGGAGTTATCATGGAGGCGACATTGGTTCCGGGTATATCTGCCATGACTGTTTATTTGAATGATATGTATAATTTACCGTACTGTATAGTATTTAATCTCACAACTTTGTAAGCTACCGTATAACCTTGTGCATTGACTACATTTTGATCAGTAACAACTATGTCTGTATTTCTAAACTGACCTACCCATACTTCAAGTCCTGAATAAATGCTTGCAGGAATTACATAATATGGATAACGACCCCCTGTGCAATCAAATAGGGACTCGCTCATAGTTCTACTATTAGCCCATGCCCATCCGCTTAATGCTAATATTTCATCATTTGTCAAAGTCGTATTTGGAGAAACTCCAAAATACTTTTTACTGAGAAATGAATATGATGCCGATCTAGTCACTGATTGAGAATTATAATATGCTATTACAGTATATGATTTATTAGATGTAATTTCAACCGGAGATGTATAAGACTTAAAATTAGCCGCTACACCTTCCTTGTTACCGTTCACAGTTGCATTGGTAGGATTAACCTCCTCTCCTTTTCTTTTAATAACCCAACTCAATACAGGTTTTGTACTGCTTCCGATTTCATAAGTGCCTCCTCCACTAAAAGAAGTCATACTTATTTGGAATACAGCATCCATAAGCTCATTAATATATTGAGTTATGATCTTATTCATTACCGGATTTTCTGATTCTGTAGAAAGAGCACTATCAATGATAATTTCTCCTCCACTTGATTTCTTTTCCGGAACGGTAGCAATACTGCGATTTTCATTTGTTTTAATTTTAAATGCATAAAGAAAACCGTCTGACGGATTTACATAAGCCACATCCATGACACCTTCTTCAGATGCAGGAATGATAGAAAAATTGGCATACATTGAAAGAGCTACCAAATACTGATTTCCTAGTTTCTCTTTCCCTCTATAAACAACTGTATTTTTGGATACATTTTTATCTCCATAGAGTTTGATAATTGCCTGATGATCTTCTGCGCTCAAAGTTAAATCTGTCGTTCTAGTACTATCCAATAATGTCTGTGTAGATATATAGATAATACTATCCACATTGATGGACATTTTTTCCTGAGTCCACTGCGTACTTCCGGGATTCTTAACAAGAAGAACTTTATCGTTTACAGTCCCATCAACAATAGCATCTACATTATCAAGAGATCCTAATGTATTAGCCTCAGCTATAGGCATTATAGGTTCTGAATATTCCTCATAGATAGCATTACCGTCTTCCTCATATATAACATTGGCTGATTCTTCAATAATGGCATTTTTACCTCTTACAAGAATGCCATCATTAAATGTAATATGTTCTAATGCAGTATCAGGCACATCTTTACGAAGAAAGTATTTTAATCCCATTTTCAGAAAGTCAATAGAACCGATAGTGCTTAATAGACTTTGTTGGACTGCGGAAATAGATTTTTGTAATGTTCCCTTTCGTATTGTAATCGTATCTGAAAGCTCAACAGTAATTTCCGGCAATATCTCATTATTGGAAACTTTGTATGTATAATTAGATACATATAATTCATACTTTTGAGAATTATATTCAATTTGCAAACGAGCATTCTCATTTAATTGAGCAAGAATATCCGGATGATTTTCTAAATATATACGGCTAAATGTTATTGAGAAATTAAATTTTTCGCTATTGTTCTGAGCCATATATCGAATGATCTCTTCTTTCAGATCGTTCTCTGCGCTTAATATATATGCTTGTGGTAGCTTAATATTTAGAATAACAAAAGAGTCTCCGGCTTCCGGCTTATAGTTATTCGTTTCATTAGGCATAACTATATTGAAAGTCGAATCATCTTTTTTTAAAGCTAACCAAACTTCATTTGTCCTAGTATTCTGCTGTCTTTCCTGAATATTTTTTTTGTTAATTTTCTCTGCAGCGTTACCGGGAACAATATTTCCATTGCTATCAACTTGTACTGGATTCTGAAATATTGCTTTTTCACCTTCACCTTCCTCTTTTACTTCTACTATGAAATTACAAGCAGCACATTTACCACTTGTCATGGAAAGAGTCATCTCACCGCTTGAAATACCTTGCTCGAATAGATTGAATCCATATGTACCATCTGTCTTCCTTAATTTTACATAGAAATATGGATGTAGATATGCATTTGTTTTTTTATCTAATTCGTCATTATCCTCATCGTCAAATGCAATAGCCGCAATCTCTCCAATCAATTGTCCGGCAGCATTCCTAACTCCCTTAATTGAAGGTTTAATATTTTCAAATTTTACAATTATTTCTTTAGGATTCCCTTCAGTATATTCGTTTTCAAACGTATAATATTCATTTGTACCGGGAATCTTATATGTATTATTCTTAGCATTGTAAAAGTGCTGCAATCCCTTGCTCTCTCTATAGATAGGAGGCATCAGATTCTGAGCATATGGAATATAATCTGTCTTTAATTCAATTTGCTTAAACTTATCTCCCACAGCAGGAGTTTTAGTAATACTAATACCAATAGCAGGAAGAGATACTACCGCATTATTTAAAAACCAATATTTGCCATCATATCCAATGCTGATTGCTTTAATGACAGCATAGACTTTATAATAGTCTATAAACTCATTGGTTTGGAATGGAAATATAAAATCTAAATTATATTCTCCTATTGCAAGATCACCTAAACTATAATCCCATGTATTTAACTTTGTATAAGTCAGGTTGTTGTTTTCCGCATCTGAAAATTTCATTTCAAGACCTTCGGGTTGCCAATCTTTGGTAGGGGGATTTGCATTCTTCCAAACCCGTCTCATTAATGGCTGAATTCCCACTCTCATCTTTCCTTCACGATACATTTTTAATCGCATCCGGATAGTCCCCTTCCATACTCCTGTTTTTGGAACAGTATTTATTACTTCAACACGTGGGATTTCTACTTGATTCTTAAGAGTATATTGATACTGCATTCCAGTGTCAGACCACAAATTATAGCTATATGCATTTGCGGCTTCACCTTCACGATATTCTATAGTCTCGTTTATATTTACCTTCTCTGCAAACAAATCTTTGTCAGAAATCCGAATGTCCGCTTGTTTAATTGCAGTATTATTTGCATCAGCTTGTACGCCTATATCTCCTTTTGGATTATCATTCGGATAGTAATATGGAATATTCTCATCACTACCAACACCCGTACATCTATTAATTATACGATAATTAGCGTTTGTCTTAGTGATTGAAAGGAGTTGGTTGTCATGGCCATATTTAAATGTCTGAGTTATCGCATTACTGGAAAATCCAATATGTATTACTCTGCCTGCAAAATAATATGGTAATTCATATGTTTCAAAAACTAGCTGTAAGACTTCACTGAAAAACTTATCTTCAAAAGTCATCAGTTTACCTTCTGAGCTAATTCCTTCATCTACAACAATGGAATATTTTAGACCTGAATATTTTAAAGAATAGTTCATACGTTTAGCAAACTCATTTATATCACCATAAAATGTGAACTTAGTGCTATTACTAACGTATTGATCTATATTGGCAGCATCAGGTGATACCGCATCATAAAAATATGTATTGTCAAGCTGAATCCTTTCTGAAGTAAATACAAGGTCATGCTTCCATCTTAAATCGGTATTGGATTTGGAAGAAGAAGGAGTGGTGAAGATATAATATTTTTCTCCCCTAAATTCAACAAACTGTGTCTCATCCCATTCATTATCAAGACAACGAGGATACATTAAAGTAGCCGAAAGGCTAATTGAACCCATTCTCCCGGATACAAATTGGTAGTCAGCTATTACAGCTTGTGCTCCATTGTTAGGGAAAGGAGTTTTGCTACCGTCCTGTCCCAATGAAAATATTGAGAGTTTTTCGACCATTTTATTTGTTATATTCGAATATATATCTATATTTGCAAATGAGAACTTTTAATTTATGAAATAAAACGTAGTGCCCGGTAGATTCCTTTTGGACTGCCGGGCATGTTTTATAATTGTTTCTTTGCATTTATCTCATCAACTCTTTTCTTTATGAGTTCTTCTGATTTACCTACAAAATCTGCGACTGGACAAATTCCATTTTGCGGTAAGTGATGACATTTAAACCATTGTTGAATCGATTTCTCTAAAACTGAATTTCTAATTTCCATTTCCCCTAATCTTCTCTCCAACTTTAGTTTGTTGTTCTCATACTCTTTTTTGTCTTCTTCACGATTTTCTTTCACTTCATCTATAACTTCCCGAAGATTCTTTATTTCATAAGATATCTTTTCCGGTCTTGTCTTAATCCAAGACGAAACTCCGGCAATAGCCCCACCACTACCGAATATCAACATTAATATGTTTGTCCAATCCATACAGAAATATATTATTCGTTATTGTATACAAAGATAACAAATAAATTTATAATACAGTAGTTTTCTTGGATTTTGTTGATCTCGTAGACGTCTTAGGTGATATAGTTTCCAAAACAGGAGCTATAACCTCCTCTCCCGACCATTCGGATGATGACAATAAGGCTGATAATTCTTCATTTTCATATACCGGATATGGATACACAGGCTCAAGTGGAGTCTCATCATCAGTCAATGGAAGTAATGCAGCAACAGGAAAGAGTAATTCATAATGACTCAATTTCATTATTACTTCAGTCCCATTATTGTTTTTGCGAGGAACTAAATGTAATTCATCAAGAATCTCCTGTGGTACTTCATTTAATTTTTTTACCGGAAATACGATATATTTCATAATTGTTAATTTTTAAGTTAATATCCTATTTTTGTTAATTCTTCTTTCACCCAAGATATAAATGCATCATGCTCTTTTACTTCCTGATCTTTTGGATTCTCACGATGTTTCCGAGCCATTGAAGCAGAAAAGCTAGCTACTTCCATTGCAGAATTAAGGCAATAAGCTTCCATCTCTGCTGCGTTAATAGCCATATCCCTGTTTACTGGTTTCATGACTCTAATAGGAAATGCTTTCATGGGAGTATATTCAGAACCATTCTCAAGAGTTATCGTTTCTTCAGTATGATGACCAATGTATAAAGTCACAAAATTCCCTTCGTCTATAGAAATACACTGACCGTTTTTCCATTCAGTTTTATCTCTATTAATATCTTCCGATTCAAAAGCCGGAATAGCTACATAATTAATTGTTCTCATCTTTACTTATATATTCTAATTGATTAGTACTTCCTTTGAATATGTATCCACATTGATTCTCAATCTCAACATCTTCCAAAGGTAATAATTGTTTCTTTCCAAAAGCCTTTTCGCACAAGATAATATATTGTATGATCCCTTGAAAGTTTCCATAAAATTCTCTTGCGATTGTTCTCCCAGTAGATTCTCCATCTTCATCCTTTTCATCCATACCAATTAAACATTTAATCCAATTGGCATTGCCTTTAGAATCATATCTAATCTCATATTCATAAATGGATATAACCTCGCCTAGTAATTCTTTAGGAAGGATATTCTTAGCATCCATTTTGCGATCAATCTTGATCTTGTTAGTAAGTTCCGTAAGTCTCATTTTATTTTCTATTTTGCGCATTAATGACCATGTGTCTGCATGTTTTAATAATCCGAAGTAAGATCCCCAACTTCTATCATTATTGCAGCGTTTGGCATCGTCAGCTACTCTTTTTCTAATTTTTGTATATCCTTTATTATGAGAAGTTTTTGAATTGTTATTTCTATAATACTTATAGCCACAAAAATCTAAAGGAATAGATAATGGCTGTATTTTAACTGTATGTCTTTTAGCACGCATCCCTAATTCATACCACCAAAAGTTCTTGATTCTCCATTTAGCCTGTTGAGCTTCCTCTTTAGTATGAAAAGCTAAAAAGTTATCATCAGCGTATCTTACACATTCTTTTGTTAAACTCTTTGCAAAATAATCAAAAGATAACATCAAGATATGATGAGCAAATGGTGAAGTTGGCGTTCCAATCGGAAGTTTATTATTTACAAAACATATATTTACGGCAAAATCTATCAGTTTTTTATCAGCAACTATTTTCTTTATAGCTTTCCTGAAATATTTCTCCTTAATATGTTCGTAGCACTTCCTTTGATCTATCACTAAACAATAACTTAAATCCAATCGATCATAAAAGATATTTTTCATCTTATGTACAACAGATCTTTTTTTATCAGTTGCAGTTATACCGGATTTCTTTTTGCAATTTAAGCCATAATTATTGTCTTTCTGATAATATGTAGGTTCTAACAAATTTAATAGTAAATGTTGGTATATCCTAGTTTCTAATGTTGGACTATTGATATCCCTGTCTTTACCATTTTTATTTGTCTTTTCTAAATATTTATATGATAATATATTAATGTATGATCCATCTTTTAATGCGGAATATAATTGTTTGCAATTAGACGGTCTGTTGTCTAAAAAGGATATGACTTCTCTTTTATTCATATGTTTATGAATAGCACGATCAATCGCAAGATTTACATCCTTTTCTGTAATATTATCAAATATGTCAACTATTCTATTTTTCATTTTTATAGCAAGTTGGGCATAAAAGGTAATGTTTATTTCCACTACCGTACTTCTCAAATACAAAATGTATCCACAAGTACATTGTCTTATAATAATTTGTCGTTCCAAGACACGAATAAAGAGTTTGACGATAATAAAAGAACCTTCTTGGGCAAACCCGGCATTGTTACGATTCGTATTAGAAGCAGCGTTATTCGCATTCAAATTACGAGGCGAGCAATAAGCATTATTAGCATTACCACGAAACCGAGCCGCAAAACTCTTTATCCATTATTTCAACCTATCCAATCTGTTTTAGAGGTTATGTCCCATTGCATAACTTATCAGATGTCTATAGGATTTGCAGGGATTGCATCCCCTTTATTCCGATTGCATCGGAACTGCGTTTACTGATATCCTAACTTGGGCAAACCCGGCATTGTAACGAGCAGTATTAGAAGCAGCGTTATACGCAATCAAATAACGAGGCGAGCAAGAAGCATAAATAGCATTACCACGAAACCGAGCCGCAATTCTAACACGCTGCATAGCTGTACTACTCCAATAATTGTTATCCCAAGCATAATAACATTCTCCAGTTGACAGACTACCGCCTTTTGCAGTCTTCCATGCAGCATAATTTTCTCGCTCTTTTGCGTAACTATCTCCCAAGTTTGTACTACTGCCTAATTTCATATAGGATTTTTCAAAATCAAAAGTACCAAGATTGGTTTTAGTTACATTTGTTTCTTTCAACCATTTTTTTTGATCCGGTTCCAAATAAATATCAACTGGATTGTTAACAGACGCTGAAGCAGCATTCACACATGTTCCAACCTGTTCATATCCTCCTCCGCAGTAAGCAAATACATCACCGGATAAATTAGCACCTGCATATAAAGCCATACGCAAGATTACTTCTACATCAAAAGATGTTTCTGCACCTAACTCGTCATATGCATTAAATGTTTGAGACATCTTCTTATATACCTTTACATTCATTTCTCCATCAGCTAATCCTTTTGTATCCACTATATTGCGGTAATAATAGGTAGCTCCATAGAATTCAAATTCTTCACCTTCCTGCACTCCAGTCTCAACGGCAAACGATGCTGCCATTTGACTCTCCATACATTGTTCTTTAGGACAATAATTACTTAGGAATTCATTCATATTAGTCTTACCCCCACTAGCATTATAGAACATATCCGATGGAGTCGTATTCCAATTAGCGTATTTCCATGTGCTATCTGCCGTCTTTTTGTAACGAATGCCTCCCGTCTTTGTCCATCCTGCTTCGCTTACAGAATCATTAGAACAAATACCACCGGAAAATAATGATTCCTTGTGTAGATATTTAGTTCCATAACGAATTTCCAAACAATTGATGAAAGTATTCAACGCATGATATCCTCCTTCTGCAAAAGGATAAGGTGCATCGGGATCTGCATTATTTGCACGACTCCACGTCATGTCGTTGACTTGATTCATATCATTAACTCTTGGATATGTTCTTCCGTTACTAAACATCGTACAACGATTATTTATACCATTTGAAGATTTACAATTAGATTCACCTTCATATACATAAAAGAAAGAACGTGTCTTATTGCCAATAGTGCATACAGGACAAGGAGATATGGCAGTCGGATCAAGCCCCCAAAGAGTTGTATCTATTCCATCCCATGTTGTCGGACTTGCAAATATCCCTTTCCATCTTTTCCCGCTTTTTCCGACAACGTTATCTAATAGATAAATCTTATCTGCTCTTCCTAAACCTATTGTATATTTAGTTTCAGTGGTCTCATAAGGTCGTAAAATACGAACCTCTTCACCTGCCGCATTATAGAGTTTCTGGGTCATTCCATATTGATTATAGAATGCTTCTGCATCAAATGCCCCTGCATCACAGTATTTATTTGTTTGGGTATTATCTAAATACAGTTCAACATCACATTCGGCTCTCATAGCTTCTGTAATTCCAATAACAGGAGCAAAACTACCGTCTACAAATCGAAGAAGATTGTTTCTTTTCAATTTTCCTACCGGATGATTAGTCTCACCTGTATTGTCTGTAGTATCTATTAGATAGAAATCCCATTTGTCAAGTATACTTGTATCACCAATCGTATTAACTGATGTAGGACTTAATTCTCCATTTTGCCATTCTCCCACACAATAGTTTGGAGAAGCCATGTCAAGAAGATCTACCTTCTGCGCAACTGTTTGAATTCCTGTAGATGCTTCATCGAAATTCCTATCAATTGCATCTGCTAGAGTGCCCCATTCAACTTCTTGCGTAGCTGCTATGTCTTTGATTATTTCCATAATTATTTGTTATTTTTAATTAATTGTTCATTTGAAATCCATGTTGAATTCTTAATATTGCTTAACACTTCTTTTCTATCTATGGTAATATCTATTTTCTGAGGAGACTTAGTTACCGGAAAGTAAAAAGAACCATCGTTAATATCTACTTTTATCCCATTTGCCTTAACACTTGATATACTGTCTATATATTCATTATCTAATTTAATAACTCCATTTACTAAGCTCAATCTATTCTTATCACTAAAGTCGTAGTACTTACCATTCTCTAGTAGTGATAGTTGATTCCCATAGTTATCAATTAAATAAAATGAGATTGTATATGATTCAATATTACTTTTTACAATAGGTCTAAACTCAATCATATCCGGATACAGAGTGCCTGCCTTGTACTTTCTCAATTGTCTCTCCAACAAGAATTCGGAGAGGCTGTAGGGAAAGAGCATTAAGAAGCGAACCGCAGCTTTGACATATTCTTTTATAATATCATTATTAATTAGCCCTGCACCCAACAATAATATATTATTACCTGTAGTACCTCCTACAACGATAGATTCACCATTATAGGAGTATTTAGATTGATAACTGATTTTTAAACTATCATCTCTATTTACAGAAGTGCTCATGCCAAAACTGATAGCATAAGGAACTTGATTTTTCTCAAATACAAATGTATTAAGTTCGATATCGTTTTTTCTTTCTCTGTCAGATATTAATCCAAATTTTTCAGGATTGTTATTAGATATTCCTCTTTCTGCAACTACGGTATAGTCCTTCAAAACAGGCAATCCGGTAGCCTTGCCGAAGTCGGAGATACCGTCCAAGCAGAGGGTGTTTTTGATGGTGGGGAGGACCTCCAATGTTACATTACAATCTCCTATAATATTAGTTAGGAATCCAATCCAGCTATTAACAGTGCTTTCATTTGGTTCCATCTTATAACTTTGAGGCATGTCATATGTACCATCCTCAGTTAATATAATAGTAGAAGTAACAGCTTTATTAGATTCTGATACATATTTATAATGTATTTCTTGCCCTGTTGTTAATCCTGTTACTTTTAGTTTAAATGCAGGAACTGTACGATTTCTAACAACTCCGTTTTCGTAAGCAATAGCAAAAAGTAAAGCAGAATTATTATTAGTTTTATAAATAGTAATTTTATTAGAAGTTAAATCATATGAAATCTTATCTGATTCAGGTCTTACCATTGCCCAAGTCTTATTAGCACCAAACACAACAGGATAACTATTGATACCACTTTCCCCTTCCCAAGCAACGTTATTCAACTGGACATTGTGACCTCCTACAAAGTCAATCAACTGATCGTTAAACTCAGCGTGGTTGTCGTTAGTGATGCCCTGCTTCTTTATGTTACAGTACAACTGAGGCTTGATGATCTGTCCCGGACGGTCCAAGTTGAAGTAGGCGATAATTTGGTTAATTTCGTCTGTAGTCAGGACCTTGTTGGCGATAAAGCCACCTGCGTAGGCGACTTGACTAAGCTCGTACAATGCTCCACTATCCCGATCACGAAATCCTTGTACACTAAACAAATCTATATCAAAAAATTTAGCACCACTAGAAGAATAATCATTTTTATCACCTAAGATATTGTTTACAGTAACAGGAACTGTTGGTATAGCCCTAATATTAGCACAAGTATAGCCATATATACCTGTTTTACCAACTCCATCTGCTCCTACAATATTTCTTAAACATATTTCATTATAACTAGCTCGTATATTATTATTTCTTGCACCTGCTACATTGGACATCGAGGATATCTGATGAATAATACTCACCACCGTAATCTCATTGCTACCCTCCAACATCTCAGAGACTGGCTTGACGGACTCGATTAGGTCGTCTACTCCGTCTGTACATAGCCAGCCTGCGAAGTCGGTTCCCGGTAATCCATATCCACTGCCCTCTGCAAATCCGAAGTTCAGCAATTTAAAATCATTACCTTTCCCAGTCTTATCCTTTAGAATACTTCGGTCTGCATCTTCATTCGTCTTACCATAGGTGGAAATTACTGAAACAACGCTAGATAGGACAGCCGGATCAATATATGATTTACCACCTTTACGCTTGTATTGATTTCCTATACCGAAGTCAATACCTAGCCCTATTCCTTTAGCTCCTCCACTCATTCGATATAACCAATAAAGATTCTATAATCAGTTAGAAGCTCACTTGTTACATTGATTTTAATTAAAGCGATAGGATTCCACATCATTGACGTAAGCGGAAGATCAGTCATCTCTTTCTGATATGTAGGCAACCCATTTACAATTGCAGTATTAGATTCCCCTTCTTTGGAAAATAAAAATACGTAAAATGGATGAATATCATCTACTAAAGTCGCTTCTTTATTTCTGTTACTTTTGTTATAATGTTCTGATACATAATTATTCCTCCTTGTCATTATTTTTGTTACTATATTTTGATGTTATTTCTAATTGCCGTTCTTGATCTGCAATTTCTTTTTCTTTTTGCTTTTCCAATCTTGCTTTTTCATCCGGTTTAGAATCAGGATTCTTTTCTGTAGCTGTATCCTTAGATATCATACCAGTACTAATTCCAGTAGCCAATCTCTGTACTAAATCAGTTTCAGACTGAGGTCTCCAAACCACAAATTTAGCATTAATTTTTAGATTTTCAAAATCAGTAATTGCAGTGGGCTGAATCTTTTTATATACTAGTTCTTTAGCCAATCCCTCTTTAAACAAACGGCACATTTTATCTGCAACATTTTGATATTCAGCAGCATGTTCCAACCCTTTTTCAATGTCCATTGATTGAGTAAGCATAATAGCAATACCGGAAATATCTCCAGTCATTTTAACATCTTTAGGAAGCAAGAAAGTTGTACTTGTAGCTTTCTGTATTGTTTCTTCCATCAACTGTAATGTGTCAATCGTTCCCTGCGGAGAAGGAGGTGTCAAGAACTTGGCATCATTACCTGAAGCATCAGTTCCTGCCGTTTTGTCATTAAGAATAACAGATCCGGCAATTTTCTTCCCTGTTTCATCAAAGCGACCTTTAATATACAGAATCCCCCATCCATGTCTCTTTTGAATAACATTAAAAATATTATATAAAATTTCGTAAGATTCAATAACGCTTTGTCCGTCATTCCATGCGACATCGCCTCTTTTTGTTACAAGAGGAATTTCAGAGAATCCATGAGATTTAGTCTCGACTAATCTCCATCCATATTTATTAGTATCTACAGCATAATCATCACGGATAAAACGATATAAGTTTTCTTTATCATAACAATCAATGTACTCAACATCATCTTTGGGATAATAAACAGCCTCCATGATGCGATCCCCATTTTCATCATTATGTGGAATCAAAACAAAACCATCCATGTAAGATATAAGCCTAGATTTGATTTGTTTGTCTTGGTCAAAGTAGTATAACAATCCGGCATCTCCAACAGATAATTGTGCATCTGCTAACTTTCTTTTCATTCCATCTTGATTCCTCAGATCCCAATATTGTTTAAATGTAATGAAATCCTGTTGTTGTTGATCTGTCGGGTTTTCGTCCACTATTGTAAATTCCATTTTATTTCCACACAGATGTTGTACCTGTTTGTCTTTTATCTTTTTTTGGAATGGGACAGCCATCTTCTGATATTTGATCTCGACAAATCCTCCACCTTGTTCTTTGTCTAGCTTCATAGTAATAGAAGGCACATTTTGATCGTATAGAACACGGTGATTTAGTGGCTCTAGTTCTTTTAGAAACTCGCTTTGATGAATCACTCTTTTCTTTATAGTCGGAAGTTCAACTTTAACAGTCTCATTTATATCAACTTTAGTTGGATATAAACGAGCACATGAATTCATGTCATATCCTCTAAAAAAAGGCTTCTTTCTTAATAATCTTTCCGGTTCTGAAAGAAGTTGTTTTATTTGTTCTTTATAATCAGGCATTCTTATTTGGATTTTCAATTAAATTATACTTCTGCATTAAAACCTCTTTAGTTGGGACGGCAATTTCATGTCGACAATATGGGCAAATATCATTATATTTTTGTTCTACAATTATATATTGCTGTTCTACTTTTTCAGCGACAGAGAATTTGTCGTTAAGTCTAGTACGAACATCCGCTTCTAATTTTAATGCGTCTTTTATAGACATTCCATTTTTGATAGCTTCCGGTATTTTTGCCAATAGACGTACCATAGCTTCTTTGTTTTCTTCAAATGTGATATCTTCATATTCAGCCTGAATGTCTTCTTCATCTACATTTTTGGTTTGCTTCTTATTTTTAAAATTAGCATCAATATATGTTTTGAGAAACTTTATTGTTTTTGACTTATGGTATTTAGAAATCACATCCTCTTCTCCGTCTCCAAAAATGGATTTATAGGCAATTGTAGAACTGTTGTATTCATTGAATAAAACAATATACGAAATATCTCTAACAGTTATTTCGTACTTCATCTTAGCGCAATCCTCTATTATTTTTTTTAAATCCTTTGCTTCCATGATTTATATTTTAAGCCCAAAAAGAATCTTCATAAACACTCTCATTTGAATCACATTGAATTTCATCCGGCTGATCTATTGCTGTTTTTTCAAGTTCTGTTCCATATTGATATTCAGCTAACGGGAACATTCTCATTGCTATAGCATCAAGTAAATCCATTGATCTTCCTTTACCAAGCATCTGATTCATTTCTTTTTTAGTCGCCAATCTTTTTTTGCCGCCCGGCTGTTCTTGAAAACGAACAACGGAACATTCTTCGATAAATTCAGTTTCTATCAAGACTTCCGTTTTCAATTTTGCGTGATAATATTTACGATTGGCTACATCATCAGAAAATGATATTTTCCGTTCAGTGATAAGAAATTTTAATCTGAGATATGCTTCATCCTTTCTATTAGCTGCTGCTCTCGCATATAATCCAACAGGAGGATAAGATGAGATGAAAGGAATTGCATCGGGTATATAATCTAATATGTATCTTCCGTTTGTACCGTCAAATACAATATGAGAATCCGGTATGTCATGTTTAGCTGCGAGTAATTTCAATTGATTAGCATTTTGGGCGGGAGTAGTCTTTCCTAATACTAACATATCATATATGTGCAATCCATCCCATACTAACGCAATAAAATTATCAGTGCCATAATCAGCTAAGTCTGCTGTAATCCATTTATTTCCGTTCACTTGTGGATCAGCCATTAAGCATTCACGTGCAGCCCAACTTGGAATAGGTGATTCAGATTCATCTAAAATATCTACATTCCAGTTTCCTGCAAGATTGGCTAATGCTTGTTTTTCCCCCATTGCAGCAACGCTAGCCACATATCCCGGATTAGTCTTAAGCAGTTCCTCGTTCATGTCCAGTGAACCGCCATAGAAAGTAGTAGTCTTAATGAAATCCTTATAAGTAAACTTTCCTCCTCTAGCATTCAATTTTTTAAGATGCCCATCAATTTGATGTTTGCATTGTTCGTAAACTTCTTCCGGAGTATCTCCAAATGCTACATCTTTGATATTGTCTCCTTTAATATAAAAGTATCTAACAACTCCATCTCTTTCCGGAATTGGATAACCGGTTATAGGATCAATATACCAATCAAGCCAAATTCTAAGCCAGTGATTTTTTTTAGGATTACAGGTAATTCTGATCTTGCCATTCCATTTACCTGAACTACGATTACGAGAAAAAGCCAATCGAATTGTACTCCATTCAAATCCTGTTCCTTCATCAAAATAAATAACCCCATATTGCCATCCTTTTACACGTTCTAGAACGTCTTCGGGATTTTCATTATCCATGTGAGTAAAATCGACAAAAGCTCCATTCTTAAATGTAGCACGAGGATTTTCCGACCGTTTGACCTTTACAGCATCTCCATAAATCTTTTCAATCTCATCAACACCACCACCACCTACTTTTGTATCTTGTATATTCTTACGAATAAAAACCATACGAAAATTAGGGTCAAGAGAAGGTTCTGCCGCCATCAGTAATGCAGCGAAAGATTTGCCAACCCCCATAGCGGCTCCACCTACAACAAAATCTACGTTACTTCGAACGAATTTTTCTTGGAAGCCTTTTTGCGGACGTATTATTTTGAGTTTATTTTCGCTGTTTTCTGACATGAGGTGCAATATTTACATGCAAAAATAGTATTATATATTCTATGAATATTTAGCCTCGGAATAAAAACGTTCACCAGTGAATGTTTTGTTGTACTCTTCACTCTTTTTCAATAGAATAATGCTTTTATTTTGTATGCGATTATTAATTCAATCTTAATAGACTTATGAAGTTTACTCAACAACAAGCCTTTGAAAACCTCAAAGGGAAATTGACACAAGGTGGGAAAACCCTACGCATGTCAGAAAGAACAATCAATAAGCAATTAGAAGCCCTAATTCCATTATTGACAAATGATGAATCTGAATTAGATGATTTTGTGTCGAAGGTGTTCCCTGCTTTTCAGGAGACAAATTCAAACATGGAGCATGATTATGCAGAATTCGTCAAAAATTATAAGCCGCAGGATGACAAGGGAAAAGGTAAAGGCGCAGATGCAAAAACAGATGAAGCCTATATCGAAATGCAAAACAAACTTGCAGAACTTGAAAAACAGGTGTTAGCGGATAAAAAGGAAAAGCAATTAGCTAGTATTAAAAACAGTTTAAAGTCAGCGATGAAAGAAAAAGGCATCAAAGATGATAAATGGGTTAATAAGTATTTAGCTGAAACGAGCATTACGGAAGATCTTGATGTGCAAGAAAAAGCAAAATCTGCACTAGAGTTTTATAATTTGAATCGTGCTGAAATTCCTGATGTCGTTACTCCTCTTAGTCCTTCGACAAAGTCTACTGAGATGAAAGATATGTGGAATGATTTAAAACCAAAAAAAGAATAAGATGGAAAACGATCTTTTAAATACCTATGGTGCGGTCTACTATGGTAGAGTCACGAACCAAATGCGAGGTCAGATCGGTGGGACGAGAGAAGTCTTTGTTCCTATCGTAGATATCAAAAATCATCAGGTATTCCCAACTACAGGTGGACTTGTAAAAAATCCATTTAAAAGAATGGGTAAAATGTACGCAGGAGATTTGGTGGAATATCGATGGAATGGTAACGGAAAAGCCAATAAACATACGCAGGCAGAAATTATTTTGCTAAAAACATTTGAAGTACAGGCTGCTTCGTCAGCAACTACTGTTTTTATTAAAAGAGATGGATTCAGACATCAGCCTTCAATTGGTGATGTTTTGATGAAAGCTCCGGCTGAATTTGCTACTGCAGGAACGGCTCACACTGTTGTTGCTGTAGAGAAAACGACTAACAGTAATGCAGACGTTTGGAAACTTACTTTTAGCGCAGCTATCGGATCTTTGACAGCAGGAGATATCCTCGTTGAAGGAGATAAAGATGGCGCAGATGCTAAAATGCTAGTACAGAATCCGAATGCAGTGTTGCCGTGCGACTATGACTTTAAATATGCTCCGGCTGAAAATGATGAAGATTTTGATGGTGCAAGATATTATCTTACTCCAACTCTTCATGCATTGATGTACGAAATATTAATGTCACCTACTCCGGAAGTCGTTAAAAAATTAAATAAGTCAAATGTTGACGGTTGGTTTGAAATCTAAAGAAAGGAGAAACTATGAGATTTGATTTTGATAGCAGTCGTTATGCTGCTCTTTTTAGAAGTGGAGATGGTCGTCAACTTTTGCAATCAGTCATTGATGATTCGGGATTGATCGACATTAACTATAATTGGTGGAGAAGTCAGTTCTCTGTAAACCCGAATGCAACTCCTACTGCAGCAGATGGGACTGCGACATATAAGGTTAATCAGAGACAAACAACGAGTGCTCCTTTGATGGACTGGCGTGCTCCTCTCGGTGATGCTCATCCGTTTAATAAACAAGGTCTTTCTTTCTATACTGGAAGTATTCCTGATTTTATTTCAAGAGCTATTGCTGAAACCGCTATGGAGCGTCAGTATAAGGAAGATAAATTTGCAGAATTTGGAAATGATGCTGATATTATACGTGAGTGGACAAAGGATGTTCAGTTCTTGATTGATCAGAAAGATCAAACATTGAACCATCTTTCTGCACAATTAATTTCTACAGGTAAAATTGTCTATACTGCAGGAATGGGTATTACCGGGCCTCAACAGAAGGCTGAAATCCCCGAAGAAAACTTTGAAAAAGCAGGAGCTAAAGTTTGGACTGCTCCGGATGCCAAGTTGTTTGACCAAATGGTTATTATAGAGAAGAAATTCCGTGATAGAACAGGATACACTGGTGCTATGAAATGGCAGATTACAAAGAAAATGTATCAGGACGTATTTTTGAAAAATACACAAGTCAAGGAATGGGTAGGATATTTACGCAACTTAAACACTAATAGTCCTGTTGCGGCTCCGGATATCGCTATTATTCTTGATGATATGTTTAATGCTGCCGTAAAAGCATATGACGGTCTTTCTCCTATCGAAATTGTAGTAGAAAAAGAGAAAAACTCAAATTGGGCAGGTGATGAGATGGTACATGGTTGGGACGAGAAAGTAGCTGTATTGCGCCCTGCAGGAGATGCGGGGTTGATCATGCATACTTCTATTCTTGACGAAAAGTTAGCAAATAAATATGGACATAAAGTAATTGACTCCGTATTTGCAAGCATTGATGGATTCTCACGTTTGGCTAATTTTACGATGGCTGATGGTCAATATAAATCATGGGAAACTCGTTTGATGATGAGTGCTACTCCTGCATTGACCGAATTTTTATATCATGTCATTGTTGATACAACCGTAGCAGATTCTTAATATGGCTCAATTTGACATTATAACATATCTAGAAGGTTTGACCGCCTTTGTCTTTGACAAGGCGGTTCTAACCCGTATCGCAATGGAGAGAGATGTAAGTGATATTACTGATTTTAAATCATTAACTCAAAAGCAGAAAGACCTGTTATTGGCTGATTTATTATTTGTTATATATACATCTCCTAACTATACAGCAAGTCAGACGAACCAACACGGAGCATACACGAAAACGATTGGGAGTCAAAGATATGATACGAAAACAGATATTTATAATCTCATGATTGGATTATATAAGAAGTATGATGACGACAAGTTAGAGCTTGTCTCAAGCGGAGGAGTTTCATGGATTAACGAATACGACTGATGATCATAGACAGGCACGAAACAGAAGAATATCCTTATGATGGAGAATTCTATACTACTTGGATAGATGAAAGCAAACCATTAGACCAACAGAAGGAAGAAGATTTAATATTGCTAAAGACTAAATGCGATATTCAGGAGGCACAGAAAAGTGATTCCGGTAATAGCATTAAAGCATCTTTCAATGTTTATTTCCCTTTTGATAAATCTGTAGGAATCAAAATCACAAGAGGTGTCTTATTCAGAGGGAATATGTATGGAATGCGTGTAGATGGAATGGTTATTGGACTTTTTCCAACACAACTTTCAGGTTGTGCTGTATATTTAACAGATAATACATCAAGTAATTTAAATGGCTCAGTATAGTTTTATAAATAAATTAGCTATGAAATTAGCAGACGATGGTCAAAGGCTGATCGAAAGTGCTTATATACAAGCTGATTATGATAAAACTAAAACTCAGAATCTCCATGATAGTTACGGAAGTGCTGTTTTTTATAAAAGAGAATTATATCCGGGTACAAAAAGGTTTTTTACTAAAATGGCTACTACAGCCAAATATGATCCATATCAGCATGAATATATAACTGGTAGAAGATCTGTAGAAGAATTTTTGGGAACCTTTAGACCTCAAAGCAATGGGATGCAATTAATAGTTGTAGTAACCATGTTTTATGGAGGAATATTGGAAGCCGGACAAGATCCGTTAAGACATAAATATAAAGTTATATTTACGGTAGGCGATGACTTGAAAGAGTTAGCAAGAAAAATTAGTGATAACGTGAAAATTTTAAAAATTCAACGTGACGAAGTAAGCCCGTTATAATATGAGTTCAGCATACACTACTATATCATCAATAGAAACATTTTATAACTCTATCTTAGATGGAGATATTTCAGAAAATGTATATCCTTCTACCCTTCCGCCTAACAGACCGGATGACTGGAAAGACATGGCGGTTATTTCATGTGATAATGGAATAAAAAATAAGGGAGCCGTAAATGAAGGATATGTTGAGATTTGGCTGTATGCAAAACCAATGGCTAATGGGAAGAAGAATGTTGCCGTGATGTCAAGAATGGAAAACAGATTGGATGAAATAATTCAAGAGCAACAAGAAACTAATTTGCATTATCGCCTGTTTCGTGAAGAAACTCGTACCGATTATGATTCAACTAAAAATATGCATGTTAACATAGTGAGAATACATACAACAATTATTTAATTAAATAACTTATTAATATGTCTATAAATTTAACAAAACCCATCATCTTGGGTGGAGTAACAAAAGTAGAAATTACTCCTTTTACCGACAGTGAAGGATTGACTCCCGGTAGTGAAGTTTATGACTTGACTAAAATTGTAGCTGATAGTACATCTATCACGCAAGATGATAATACTATCAATGTGACAGACAATGAAGTATCGGATGAGCCTCTGTTCGAAAACGTAGCTTTGGGACGGTATACCTTTGCTACAACCAGTGGCGACATTCAGGATGATATCTTGACTGGGCTTTTCGGATTTAAGAAAGTGGCCGTTGAAGGGAAAGATGCATATTGTGCACCTAATACTTATTCTCCTAAATGGGCAAAAGTACGTGTAGTATTTGGTACACTTGGTGCATTGGTTTGCCCACGTGTAAAACTTAGTCCTAAAATTACTGCTTCTACTTTGAAAACAGGTATCGTGCAGGGTGAAATCAGTGGTACTTGCTACGCAGGAAGAGTTGGAACAGGTTCTGACATGACTCCGTTCTATGTTGAAACTGCGACACAGGGGGGGGGAGCGTAAGGGAATCAGCTTCTCCGACTAATTCCCTAAGAAGTATAAACGGAGATTCTAGTTCTAGTAAAAAAGTTAAAACAGGAACAGTATTGTAAAATAAAAAGGGAGGGAGAGTTAGACTCCTTCCCTTTTTTAATAATAAGTTATGGAAGAGATAAAAAGAAAAACATTTAGAGATCCTGTATCAGATGAAGCAATGGAGCGACTTGTCAAAATCATGACGAATAGCCCGACTTTGGTAAAATTGCAAAATACAGAGTTTGAAATAACTGCTTTAAAACCGGGAACGCAATGGAAGATAGCGGAAGAAGCCACTAAAATTAATAAGATAGAAAAAGCTACTTTTGGAGATATATTGCAAGGATTATCGCAAGAGTTTCCTGTTGTATGTAAAATTCTTGCATTAGCTATTCTCAATGATAAAAAGGCAATTGAAGAAAATCTAGAGAGATTTATAGATGTCTTACTGTGGGAATGTGAATCTAGAGATTGGGGGCAACTTCTGTTTGAAGTTTTAAATCTGATAAATGTGGATGTTTTTTTTTCGATTATCAACTCGATACAGACGTTCAGGATGATAGTCTTGGAGAGAAAAATGAAGACGACCGAACAGAAATAATAATAGCTAGAACATCTTATGGTGAAATGTTTGACTTCTTAAAAACATTTCCATCTGTAACGGTTCAACAATATATGTGGGAATTGACAGTACCACAAATTCTGCTAGCTAAATATGATTCAACCCACATCATTTATCTATCAGAAGAAGAGAAAAAAAGAAGAAATGCAGTGCATATTGACAATCCAATGCAACTGTTTAATGACTTTGGAATACCTGTATTACCTCAATAAGAAGAAAAATGGCAGACGGATATATATTAGAAATACCGGAAGAAGTTTTAAAGAAACTCAATACGGCAGACGAAAAGATAGAACAGATTGCTGAGACAAGTGAGAAAACTCAGAAAGCTGTTAAAGAGGCTTTTGCTCAAATGGCAAGTGGAGTTGATCCATTTATCGAAAGATTAAAACAAGCAAAAGCAGGGATGCAGAATATTATTCCTAAAGAGTCAAGCAACAATTACGAGAGGTTAGCTAATAATATAGCAAAGGTATCTACTCAATTAGATAAAGTAGCAGATTCGCCAATCGATAATGTCAATAAGAAACTAGATACAATGAAGAAGTATCTAGAAGATGCCACAACTGCTTCTCAGAAATTAGCTGCTGCTAAAATTAGTGGAGTTATTCCTAAAGATACATTAACTTTAGGGAACACTGCTAATACGGTAATTCCGGAAATTGAAGCTCAGATAAGAGTATTAGAACTTCAACGGGCAGAATTAAAACAAAATGAAATATATTGGAAAAATTATCTTGATAATATAAATGGAACATCTCTTGCTGCCCAAAAACAAAAGGCAGAAATGGAACAATTGAATCGTTCGTTTAGAGATGGGCAATCAGCAATTCAAAGACAAGTTAAGGCTGAAGATCAATTAGCTGCTGCGGCCAATAAGGTTTTTCCTGCATTAGATAAAGCCGCTACTGCGCAGAAAAAACGAGATGATTCTATTAATAATAAGGCTAGCCAAGCTGCTGCAAAAGCAGAAGAAGAATATGCACGAGCACTAAATAGAAGCGAAGTAACCATTGTTCAAAGAGCAAGAAAAATTGAAGCATTGGCAAATGCTCAACGTTCTCTTACTCGTACAGGGAAAGATTATACTGTGGAATTATCCAAAATAGCTTCTGAAACAGACCGATTAAAAAAAGCAAATGTTGATGCTGCAAACAGTATGAATAAGCTGAAAAAGGAACAATCCAGTGTTCTTAACACAACAGATCAGCTTACACGTAAAGTTGCATTATTATTCAGTGTTTCTGCTATTACGGGATATGTTGAAAAACTAATCGAAGTTCGTGGAGAGTTTGAATTACAACAAAGAGCTTTACAGGCAATTCTTCAAAATAAAGATGAGGCTAACGCATTATTTGAAAAAACTGTAGCATTAGCTGTTAAATCTCCATTCCAAGTAAAGGAATTAGTCACCTACACCAAGCAGTTAGCTGCGTATCGTATTGAATCTGATAAGCTCTATGATACGACAAAAATGCTTGCTGATGTATCAGCCGGACTTGGTGTTGACATGGGACGTCTTATACTTGCTTATGGACAGGTAAAGGCTGCTAATTACTTGAGAGCTAGTGAAGTACGTCAATTTACTGAAGCCGGAGTTAATATTCTTGGAGAGCTAGCTGATATCTATACAGAACTTGAAGGTCGTATGGTGTCAGTGGGAGAAGTGCAATCTAGAATTACTAAAAGAATGGTTGCTTTTGGAGATGTAGAGAAGGTATTTCAACGAATAACATCTGCCGGAGGTATATTCTATAATATGCAGGAAATCCAAGCGGAAACTCTAGCCGGAATGATATCCAATTTGAAGGATAATTTTGATGTAATGTTTAATGAAATCGGTAAAGCAAATGATGGTGTACTAAAAGGATTTATAAATATTATTAATGAGATTGTTGCTAATTGGAGATATTTTGGTATAGCATTAAATGCCGCATCTATTGGTTTTATTACATATGCTGCAAAAATAGCTATAGCAACAACAGCTAATGGCGGATTCGCAGCATCTACAATAGCAGCTACTGTTGCACAAGGAGGGTTGGCAGCAGCTTTAGGAAAAACTTGGCAGGCATTGAAAGGTGTTACACTCTTTTTAAAAGCCAATCCGTGGGTTGTTTTAGCTACAGTTATAGCCGGAACAGTTTATTATGTAAAAGATTTAACTGATAAATTAGATCGGACAAGAGCTACATATGATATTTTAAATAATCAATTAACTACTCAAAAAGAAAAACTTGAATCTCTAACAAAAAGTGTTCAACAACAAATTAATACTCAGGAAAAAGCAGAAGAAGCTCTAAAAAACACCAAGAAGGGTACAGATGAATATGCAGAAGCTGAGAATAAAGCAAATACAGAACGAGAGAAAACTGACAAATTGCTGAATCAATTAAAAATTCAATATCCGGAGGTCTATGCTAAAGTTATTCAAAACAAGGATGGAATAAAATCATTAGCCAACGAACAGAAAAAGTATAATGAAGAGTTAGATAGAACGCTTACGTTAAATAAATTAATGCAAGCCGGAGTGCCGTTATTTGGGGAAAGTTTCAAAGAACAAGCTGATTCCTACACACGTTCTTTGGATGAACAAAATAAAGCTATAAAAAACTTAACGGTTGACTATAACTCATTAGTAAGTGAAATGCAGTTTATTTTAAAAACAGGGAATGATATTCCTAATAGTTTTAAAGATGGACTTAATTCAATTATTAACAGTAATTCAAGTATTGAAGAAAAAACTAAATTGCTAATAAATTATGCTAGGAGTTTAGCTACTCATAATTCTAATTCAAATAGAATGCTAAATAATCTTAGAACAAGTGCAACAAAATCATTAGATGATTTAGAAGAGGCTAATAAAAATAGAAAAACTCAGCTTGCAGCAATGAACGATTCTTACGAGTTACTAAGAGATAATGCCTTGAAAGAAGCTAATATAACTCTTAATGAATTCAAACAGCTTACAAAAGAGCAACAGCAAGATTTAATGAAAAGAATGGCAGTATTTATTAAATCATCCGCAGGTGCTGAAAGCGTATTTGCCCGTTCTTTTTTAAAAAATAGAATCAAACAAGATTTTAATATTGAATTTAATTATGATGAAAAGAAAGTAGAAAAGGAATTAGATGAAAAACAAAAAGCATTAGCTGAAGTTGTAAATAAATATAATAACAAGAAAGATTTTAAAGATAAAACCGCTTTAAAATTACCTGTTGTTACTGATGAAACATCTGTAGAAGAATATAGAGATAAGATTTACAAAGCAGGACAAGCATTAATTGATGCAGCTAAAGAAAATGAAAAATCTATTGTAAATCTTACGCCTCATATTGCTAAAGTAAAAGAAGAAGCAGTGAGATTAGCAAAAGCAGCCGGAGAAGAACAAAAACAGATTGCTTTACTTTTTGGTTACATTGATAAAAAAGCAGATAGAAAATCTGAGTCCGCAGAAGAAAGAAGACTTAAAGCTCAACTCTCACTGTTAAAGCAATTGCAATCTCAGTATGAGAAACTTCGTCAGACTCAAGGAGAGATGGAGGCAACTAAGACACTTCAAAAGACATTTGGGGATACATTCAGTAATCTTTTTAAAAAACCTATTACAAGTATTGGATTTGATAAAATGTCAATTGCTAATGAAGCAGACTCAATAGGTCAGACATTAGGAGAGAAAATTGCTCTTTCTATTAGACAGGCATATGATCAATATTCTTCAGAACTTAGAGCTACGGCTACAGTAACAGCTACCGTAGAAGGTATAAAAGATATTGAAAGGCAGTTTGATTCTATGTTTAATGACTATGAATTATACATATCATTGGAAAACAAAGGATTAGACATGGATGCTGTAGCTAAAATGTTTGATATTGCTCCAACAACTCTTGACAAAATTAGAAAGAAATTAGAAGAAGTTTATCCTGACCCTGCATCTTTAGGACAAAAGCAACTTGATTCTTATTTTAATATTCAGAAAAAGATTACTGATAAAGATAAAGAGGAGACACGTAAACGATTAAATAATTTTGTTGAATACTTAGCAAATTCTGTCGATAAAATCAAGCAGGTTCAAAAATCAGGAGGGTTGGAAATTAACCTTGCAACTGACATGTTTAATAAAGATCAGCTTAATGCAGATCAATATGTTACTATTGTTAAGAATGTGACAGATAAAGTAAACAAAGAAGTTAGCAAACTGAATCTTGAGAAGTTTAAACAAACACCGGAATATTTACAGGCAATGGGCGATCTTTCTGCTTATACTACGACAGAATTAGAAGCATTGATTCAAAAAATGCAGCAATTTATCTCAGAATCAGCAGGAAGTCTAAATGCAACTGATTTAAAAGTTTATTCTGACGCTATTGCTAAGATACAGGATCAAATTCAAAAGAATAAATCTCCCTTCGCTAAAAATGCTTTTGCTGAATATCGTCAATTAGTTAATTTAGAAAAGGAATATCAAGCAGAAAAAGAAAGACAGAATCAGCTTATTGTAGAACAAGCAGAAAGAATTAAAGAAGTTGCAGATGCTACTCAAAGATTAAAAGAAATACAGGAAGCAGGAGAGTCAGGAGATTTTCTTCGGCCCGGTTATAAAGATGAGTTAGCTGCTGCAAATGAAGAGTTTCAATTAGCTAATTCTAATTTGGGGGATACTAATAATCAATTAAACATTTCTCAAGGAAAATTAAGCAATATCTCAGGGCAAATCGGGAAAGTATCCGGTGGACTTGGTTCAGCAATGGGCATGGTTGATAAAATCGTTACTGGAATTTATCAGTCCATTAATGCAACACTCGATCTTATGAATCAATTCAAGGAACTTGCTGAAAGTCGTGGAATTGATACTAATGTGGGTGGATGGAGAGAAGTTCAACAAGCCGGAGAATTACTTGGGAATGTTAATGAAAGAGTAATGTCTTCTTGGAATAACTTTAAAAGTGGTAATATTGCCGGAGCTGTAGCTGACGCTATTGGTTCTATTACAACTGTCTTTACTACTTTAAATAAGCAACATGACGCAAGAAGAGAGCAGACGATACAAAAAGAAATAAAAGCTGTAGAAGATCTGCAAAGAGCTTACGAAAAGTTAGGGAAAGACATTGAAAAGGCTTATGCAATCGACACTCTAAATGCTAGCAACGAGAATGCTCAACGTAATATTGAACAACAAATTCAAAGTTATGAGAGAATGATTGCTGCCGAAGAAGACAAGAAAAAAACAGATAATGATCGAATCAAGGAATGGAGAAATACTATTGAAGATCTTCGGGAAGAACAGGCTAATCTCAGAAATAAGCAGACTGAAGAATTAGGAGGATTCGGATCTGAACAAAATATCAAATCAGCAGCGCAAGATTTTGCAGATGCATGGTTAGATGCATATCGGGAAACTGGAGATGGACTTTCTGCATTAACTGATAAATGGGATGAATATATAAATAATGTCATTGCTAAGCAATTGATGTTAAAGGGGACTGAAAAATTTCTAAAACCAATTATGGATATGATGGATGGTTTCTTAGCAAGTGGAAGCAATCTAACAGATGAAGAATTGGATAAGTTAAGAGAAGAGATTAATAAGACCATGCCTTTACTTAATGAATTTTGGAAATCCATTTCAGATAGTTTTAAACTCCCATCCACCGGAGACACTGAACTTAGTGGTCTTCAAAAAGGAATAGAATCAGTAACAGAAGAAACGGCACAGATCGTTGAGGCATTATTGAATTCAATAAGATTCTTTACTGCTGATAGTAATTTACAGTTGAAAAATCTATATTTGGCATTTACAAGCGTTGATCCAAAACTTAATCCGATGTATGGGGAACTTGTGGCACAAACTGCAATACTCAGAAACATCTATGATGTTTTGAATAGTGTAGTAACTGCGGGGGGGAATCATCCGCTAGGAGGATTGGCCGTAAAGGCTTTGATTTAAGTTTGTTTTCAGGATTTCTTATGAACCGTTTTTGCTCTAATGATTGGGCAAAAACGGTTTTATTTTTTCCATTAACTCTTCTAATATATTACTGTAGTAGGCATAGTATTTGAGTCTATGCTTAATCTTGGCATATCCCATTTTTACAGATCTAGGATTATAGAAATATTCTCTAGCAATTGCTCTAGGAGTCATTCCTAATTTGAAATGCAAGATATAAAAGATGAAATATCTAGCATTACTTACACTTTCTCTTGTCTGCTTATTGATAATATCTTGTTGCGTAACTCCAAAGTATTTAGCTACTTCATATTCTATATTATCAATTAATTCTCTTTGTTTTTCGTCTAACTCCATGAGTGAAATAAAGTTTTCACAAATGTATGAAAACATTCACTATTATCAAAATATATTCAAGAATATTTCAAATATCATTGATATTCAATTTGTTACAACCGTAATAAACTGGCTAGTATTATTCGGATAAAATTCGCTCATTTAAGCATAGTTCAATGTCGAGCTATATTAACAGGGAGTGGAAGCGGAAGTGGTATGATGGCTATGCTTGCTCCACTTCTGCAGCAAAAGGGTATTGACCCTAACTTGTTGATGGCTTTGAACAGCAAGGGTAATGGTAATGGATTTGGTGGAGATGGCTCATGGTTCTTATGGATTATCTTCTTATTCTTCCTTTTCCCTCTTTTCGGTCGTAATGGTTGGGGTAATAATGGTTGTAACGATGGTGGAAATGGTGGCGGATATGGTGTCGCTGGTATTCCAAATTTGATTAACAATGATGCAGGAAGGGAATTACTAATGAGTGCTATTCAAGGAAATGGTCAGGCTATTAACACTTTAGCTACCAATTTGAATTGTTCAGTTGGACAAATTCAACAGTCTATTAATGGCGTTATGACACAAATTCAAGGTGTTGGCAGCCAATTGGGAATGTCTAGCCAACAGATTATCAATAGCATCCAAGCAGGTAACTGTCAGATTGCACAGGCAATATCTGATTGTTGCTGCAAGACACAGAATGCTATTACTACGCAGGGATACGAAAATCAGATTGCTACAATGAATCAAACTAATACTTTGCAGAACACAATGAATGCAAATACTTTAGCTTTGAGAGATGGAGCAACTTCCTTTCAGCTTCTCTAATAGACTTAAATGATTGTTCAATTTCACCATTCCTGACTCTTAATATTGCTTTAGCATGGATTAATACACCTTCCCTTAAACGAGATAAGGTAATAGGATTTAAAGAATTTTCATGGTATGTTACCCATGTTAAATTGTTTACATTATTATCTGACTTATCTCCATTTATGTGGTCGATGCAAGGTTTATTATCTGGATTAGGAATAAAGGTTTCTGCGACAAGACGATGTATCAATGAAGATAATTTATATTTGTTATAACGACCAATATTTATTTTCATATATCCATTTTTGTCTTTTCTAACAGATAATAGTTTACACTTTCCTACAAGAGACATAACTCTACCCAAAGTAGATATTTTATAGTTCCCTTGTGTTCCGATTATGTCACGCCAAATTTCTCCTTCGAGAGTTATACTCTCAATAAATTCTTTGTTATTCATTTGATTACCGAATTAAATGATACCGAAGATTTAAAAGAAAGGGAAGAGCTTCGGTTTACTCTTATCAACAAGTTAATTACTCTTGTCTATCCCGATACAAAGATAGTAAAAATTTAAAGAAAGGAAAATATTATGTATGGAAATCCTTTAAATCCTTTTGGTACTTACTGGTGGACGGGTGGTCTCGGTTCAGCTATTCCGACAAGACAACGTTCTTGTTTGAAACAACTCTGTATATTTGAGTTGCCGACAACAAACGTAGCCTTATCAGAGACGAGTGTAGACTATGGGATTGACAAATGTCTGTATAATCAGCTTCCTTGTGAATGTTATGTGACTGTGCAAGTTAATCAAGCAGTTCCAACAGGTGGTGAAGCACTGCCTGTAACGATTGCTATTCCAACGTCCAATAATAGTACAAATGTAGGGAGTTCTTCTTCTAATAATGGTGAAAGTAAAGTAAATGTTATAGACCATAACAGTTCAAATGTTATAGGCTCTGATATTGTCAACTCAAAAGAGGTTTTTGCTTTTATTAATAAGCGAGAGGGAATAATCCGTTTTGTTAATTTTCAAACGGGCGGTACAACTCCTGCATCTACATCAGTAGCAAGTAAGTAAATTTATAGACGGGAGTAAAATCCCGTCTATGTAAAACAAATTAAAAAAGTTTATTATATGTTTTCATCAAGTAGACAAGGTGGTTTTATATATGTTCTTTCCAAAGGAGAAAGACCTACAGTTAAAATAGGACAGATCGAATCTGTAAGTTCACCTGTTCCTAAATATCCTACTTATAATCCGTCAGTACCTTATAGCCCTCAACCAGAAATGCTTATAGACATTAAGGTTAGATGTGGTGAAGAGGTCTTAGACTTTCAGAAATTACCTGCAAACGGTGAAATGTTTGCTTATCCAAATGTAATTGTTTCTGAAAAGAAGGAAGCTATTATTTCGGAAGTTGAAGCTATGATGCAGACGAGTAAACAAATTGTGGAAAGTGTTTCATATCATAAATCTGTTATAGAATCTTGTGATAGTATTTTAAAAGAACTAAATCCTCAATTTGCCAAAGAAAAGCAACAAGAAGACAGGATTAATTCATTAGAGCTAGAGGTAAAATCTGTAAAAGATGGATTGGGAGATATAAAATCTCTTTTAATTGAAATGAATACGTCTAATAAACCTAAAACAACAAATTCTAAATAATATTATTATGGGAATGATTGAAATAATGGAAGGCGAAAGAAAAGGTGGATTAGGAAAAGCCTTTAAAGACTTCAAAGAAAGTCTTGAATGCCTAAAAGAAGATTTCGAAACCCTTTGGGACGAAATGGAATCAATAGGAGAACGTGGCGGACAAGGTGGTTCGGGCGGCTCTTATGGTGGTGGTAGTCGTGGTGGTTCTTACGGGAATAGATACGATGAATACGAAGATGAAGAAATGATGGGAGAACGCAGGGGAGTGAGAGGTTCCGGTCGTGGACGTCGTCGTCGCTAATATAAACTAAGGGGGATATAATAGTCCCCCTTTAATACTATAAGATATGAAAAAAGGAGCGAGCTTTGATTTATATGATAATATCCCTGAAGATATGCGGATTTATCTACAAAATTATGGATTTAATTTTTCTAAAAAAATGTGTGATTGGGCAGTCTCTATGATGAAAACAAAAGAAGGTAAAATCACACCTATTACAAAAGAAAAGTTAGACGAACTACTGAAAAGATATAATGTGACATTGGAAAAAGACAATGGTTATAATGCAGTATATGCAGTAAACATGGCGAGGGCAGATTATATGGGATCGTCTATACAAAACGAGCAAATGTTAGCACTATTCGTAAAAGACTATATCGATGATCCAGACTATCCATCTACCGAAAAAGCGTTTCGTCATTTCTTCGCTGATATGATGGGTATGGGGGTAGCTATTAATTGGGAAGATATGCTTTAAAAATAGGGGATTGTATTCCCCTACTCGTTCTTTGACGTATTGCTAGCATCCTTTTAGTAAAAGACGAAATGTCTCCCGTCCTTTTGGAGTAATTAGCGTTTGATTCCCGGACTTATGTTCATTAGTCCATTCTTTGATTTCAAACAAGCCTTTATCAACATAAGAGGCAATCGGTTTTAGTTGACCTTTCTTGTCACGGTAAACATACTCCTTATCAAGTAAGAACTTGATGAAGTCTTTCTCTTTGATTCCGATTTCTTTAGCAGTGTCTCTAAAGTTGATGTTTAGCTTCCGGTCTACTAACGCATCGAAGTATTCGGCTTTGGGCTTTTGTTCAGCGATAAGTTTTTGTTGCCGTTCTAATTGTTCGGCTTGTTCAGCAGCTAATCTTAGAGCTTCGGCAAAAGTTTGAGGAATATTCATTTGTTTAGTTATCCCATGAAATACTTTTCTATAAACTTCAAAAACGGCTCGTACTTTACGGGCAATAAAGAATTCTAAACAAGAAAGGCTGATATGGTATTCATTGATAGGTCTACCTCCATTAGGGTTTTGAGGCTTTTGCCTTAAAACCTTATAATCAATACCTTCCATGAAATCTCTTTTCAGCGCATCTACAGCATCTGATTTTTGATTATAGACAAGCATCCAAACATTATCCATATTTACTGGGTATTCATTGTTTGATTGTGACAATTCGAGTATTGCATTAAAATATTCTCTAATTTGTTCGTCTGAACTTTCTTTCGTTAATATTATATCATTCATAATTAAAAAGGGAGACCCCCATCTAAAACGTGCATACCAACTCACGAAATAGACAGAGGTCATGTTAAATGGGTATTGTCTTAATATTGGTATGCTGACAACGGTGCAAAGATACAAATAACTTTTTAAATTCAAATATTTATGGAAATAAAAACAATATACTTATCTAAATACGATTGGACTGTTACTATCTTTTACGATTATATTTGTAAATATTTTGAAGATGTAATGGAAGAATTAGAATATATAGAATGTGGGGAAGAATCACTCAAAAGAGCTTATAAAAATCTAACTACATGTGGATATAATAATGGACTTACATTTTCTAATCACTTAGCGCATAAAAGTGTAATTGTTATAGGTAGAACGAGCAGTGCAAAAGAGTTTGAAAAAACTTGGTCTCATGAATCAGGACACTTAGCAGACCATATATGCCTTACTTATGATATAAGCCCTCATGGTGAGGAAATACAATATTTAGGTGATTACATCATAGATAAGACCTGGAATTCGGCAAAGAAATATTTATGTGATTGTTGTAGAATAAAGAAATGATAATATGAAAAACAAAGATTTCAAGAAAGCATTACAGAGTGATAAACCTATCAACTCTATGTTTGCACTTATTCCCGAAAAGCAAAAGAAGTCTTTTATGAAATTTGCAAAGCAGTTTGGCTTTACAGAAGAAAAAATAAATGCTATTCTTACTAACGAAAAACAGAAATTATGAAATGCAAGAAGGTGAAATATGATTCTATCAAGTTAACAATCATCAGAAAAGACTACGAGATTAATCAAGCGATCAAGAATCTGATAAAAGATTTGCCACATTGCGAATTTGAAGATCTAAGATTTAAACTTTTAGATGAAATTATTGATCTTAGAAGACTAAAAGAAAATAGGCTACCGTAGTAGCCTATCTATAATCAAAGTTTTAATATCTGTTTCCTTTGTCTTTCCTGTGAATAGGAAACGTGTACCCAACTAAAATTTGATTCATTGATTAATTGGTCGAAGGGGAGATTTAATTCCTGAATTAAATTAAATAATTTTTCATTTTCTTTAATTGATCCTGCACTAATATCCGCAGCTTCCCCCCTTCTGTGTTGACTTGTTGCTACACCTCCAACTTCTTTATTTAGCTCATCATTTCTGAATCCACTATTGACGTAAATAGGTTTCCCATATGCTTCTCTTAATGGATCTAAAACCTTTTCAATTAAACTTTTCAAACGACCTACTTGCATTCCATCCGGTATATTCTTTATACCTTCCGCTTTAGCTGTACTGGATTCGCACAGCTCTCCAACTGTAAAATATTTACCCATGGTATTTATTTACGAGTCTACACTAGGTGTATTCTCGATGATGTCTCCACTCCACCTCTACTCACTACTTGCATATAGCTTTCGTGAGATACTTTTCTTAAAATTCCTATCGCTCCGTTAAGGTCAGCATTCA